CAGCAAGTAAATAAAGCAGCAATACGTAGTGCAGTTCAATCACAGATAACACAAATAGTGTTTAATCTTTTAACAGGATGCGGTGGACAAGTATATGATTTAACATTAAAATCTAATGTGAAATCTACACTATCAGTTTATGCAAATGCTATACAGCAACAACAAAATTCTGGAACAGCATATTATGCTGCAGATGGAAGTGTAGTTAATACTACATCTTCAACCGTCAACCCCATTGCTGGGGACATAACAATCAAACCAAATATTTAATATGATAGTAGTTGACTTTAATCAAACAGCCATCTCTAATATGATGATGGAAATAGGTAACCGAAAAGACATTGAGGTGCAAGTTCCACTTCTACGTCATATGATTCTGAATTCTATCAGAAGTTATAAACAAAAATTCGGTAAAGAATTCGGTGAGATTGTTATCGCATGTGACAATCAATCGTATTGGCGTCGTGAGTATTTCAAATACTACAAAGCAGGTCGTAAAAAAGCAAGAGAAGATTCTGGTCTCGATTGGAAACAAATCTTTGATGCGTTAAATCTTATTCGTAGTGAGATTGATGTATTCTTTCCTTATAAGGTTATCAATGTCGAAGGTGCAGAAGCCGACGATGTAATTGCAGTATTGGCAAAGTGGTCTCAGACAAATGATACAAGTAGTGTACTGTTTGATGAACCTAAACCCTTTTTAGTATTATCAGGCGATCATGATTTTATTCAGCTTCAAAAGTACGAGAATGTAAAACAATTCTCACCAATACAAAAGAAGTTTGTTAAGTCAGATATGAGTCCTGAAAAATATTTGTTTGATCATATTATTCGAGGAGACAAAGGTGACGGCATTCCTAACGTATTATCTGCAGATGATAGTATTGTTACTGGCACAAGACAAAAGGCCATTAGATCTGATAAGGTTGATATTTGGTATAAAGACCCAGATGAAATGCCACAAGATTTAGAATTTAAATCTAACTATGAACGTAATCGTAATTTAGTTAGTTTTGATTGTATACCTACTAAAATTAGTGATGCTATTATAAATAGTTTTGAAGAGCAGCCTAAAAAGGACAAGAGCAAGTTACTAACATTCTTTGTTGAGAATAAAATGAAGAATATGCTAGAATTAATTGAGGAATTTTAATGAGAACAACTATACCACAAATCTTTGACGAAGTAGAACGAGCAGGTAGTAAGGAAAGTAGAATTAAAACACTACGTATGTATGACCATCCTATTCTACGAGGAATTTTACAAATCAATTTTGATCCAAATGTAAAAGTACAATTACCTGAAGGTGAACCTCCGTTTAAAAAGGATACATCTATTCCTATTGGCTATTCTGAGACAAATTTATTTTCAGAGTTTCGTCGTTTTTATATTTGGTTAGATCCAAATGTGAATATTACGCGAGTCCGTAAAGAACAGTTGTTTATCCAGTTCTTAGAAGGTATTCATTGGACCGAGGCTGAAGTTATTTTATTCGCAAAAGATAGAAAACTTGAAACTAAGTATGCACACTTAACAGATAGTCTAGTTAGAGAAGCTTTCCCCGGATTGTTGCCCGCGCCATTGCCAAAAACTATCGAAAAGTTAGTTAAACCAAAAGGGGCATCTAAAACAAAAAAATCGGAATCTTTGAACGTATCCTGACCTTGTTCAAAGAGCCTGAACCTGAAGAACCGAAAGAAAAATGGTCAGATCCAGGAACATTTTTACCCGAAGCGCAATATGATGTGAGAAATCGGACAGAATACCAATACAGAGCATTTGACAATCGTTGAAAAAGGTGTTATAATATATTATGTTTGAGGAGATCTTATGACAATGCACATTGTAGGCCCCTGGCTTTCTACTTCAGGTAAGAAAAAGGGCAAGTTTAAATTTCGTAATGCAGATGAGGCTCGCAAAGCTAGAGAGCTAGATGCGGCATGGAAGCAATTGCTTAAAAAGCAAGGCATTGAACAAGAAGAAAAGAAACGTAAACGAGCAATGGCAGCAGAGCCATTAGTTTATAAATTGTCTACTCCTAAAGGTCGTAGTACATCACATATACCTAGTCGAAATACAGGCGACGGTATTGCAAGCACAAAACAAATCCCACAATATACAGGCACAAAGATGTTAGGCATTGGAACTATGCACAAATCTAATGCCGTGCCGATCTTCAGCGATGATGAGGCAAAATCAATTTCAAGTATGAGGCGTTAATATGATAACAGAGAGATCTTGGGGTTACTATAGAGTAATCGAAGAATTAGGTCCAAACTTCAAGGTTAAAGAACTTGTAGTTTTTCCGGGTAAAAAACTTAGTATGCAAAGGCACAAATATCGTAGTGAATTTTGGATGGTGACAGAAGGCATTGCTAAAATTTATACTATGCATAATGACAATGTAGGTATGGAGCACAGAGTCCTACGAGGAAATTCATATTGGCCAAAATTTATGGGTGCAACAATTAATGTCGAAGAATGGCATCAATTAAGTAATGAGACAGATGAACTTCTAAAAATATTAGAAATTCAATATGGTGAAAAGTGTGTGGAAGAAGATATCGAAAGGAAACCTTTATTATGACAGTACCATCAAGCCCAGCAGACCGTAAAGCTATCCTAGATTGCATGAAAGAAATTAGTGCATCTATGGCTCGAGCAGAAGGCGAGCGAGAGTTTATTCGTGAAGCAATTAATGAAATTTGCGATAAGCAAAATTTATCCAAAAAGACATTCCGTCGTATGGCTAAAACTTATCACAAGCAAAATTTTAGTTTAGAGATTGAAGAACACGAAGAATTTGAATCTATGTATCAAGCAATTACCAACACATCAACAATGGATAAAACTCATGCCTAAATTTACATTAATTGCAGAACATTCTACGGGTGAAAAAGCAACCCTTGAATTTGAAAAAGAACATTTACTCGATGTTGTCGAAAATGTTGAAATGTTCTTGAGAGGAGCAGGATTTCATTTTAACGGCAATCTAGAATTTGTTGAAAATGATTATAAAGGTCAAGCGCATCACTTCGATCCTAATCAGAAAGAATGGGTTCGTTCATAATGTATAATCAATATATTCTAGAAGCAAAATATCTAGATGCAATTAAACGAGTTAAGCGTAAGCACATTGTGGGAGTTTACGCTAATCTCGAAAAGGTTGAGGATGCAAAGCAAAAGTTACTAGATGAGGAATCTAAGTATACTTTGAGGTTTACTATAACCCCTCATTTTAACCCTTTTCTCGAAAGGGTTGCTTGACTTCTGTTACAAAAGGTGTTATAATTATGGCACAAAGGAGTTAAAATGAGTCAAATATTTACAATCGTAGATCAGCTAGCATCAGATAATTCTCGCCTTGCTAAGGAAGCAATTCTTATTAAGAATAAGAACAACGACTTACTAAAGCGCGTATTTCATCTAGCATTAGATCCATTTACTCAGTTCTATATTCGTAAAATTCCTAATTACGTAACTAGTAACAAAAAGTCGCTTGTCGAAGCATTAGATCAATTAGAATTACTTTCTAGTCGTGCTTTAACAGGCAATGCAGCAATAGACCACTTACAATCCACATTAGGATCACTTAGTAATGAAGATGCAAAAATCATTGAGCGTATTATTGCAAAAGACATGCGTTGCGGAGTCTCCGAAGCAACCGTTAATAAAATTTGGCCAGGAACTATCCCGTCATACCCAGTTATGTTGGCTTCTGGATACGACCAAAAGTTCGTCGACAAAATTAAATTCCCAGCATACGTCCAACTTAAACTCGACGGAATGCGATTCAATGCAATCGTCCGAGGTGGGAAAGTAGAATATAGATCTCGCAACGGTAAGGAATTAACTATACCCAATAAAGCATTAGATGTTCCATTTATTAAAATGGCAGCATTCTATGGTGTAGATATGGTATTCGACGGTGAATTACTAATTGCAGATTTTAATGGTAAGCCTGTCAATAGACAAACAGGCAATGGTATTCTATCTAAAGCAATCAAAGGTACAATGAGCGAAGTTGAAGCCGACAATGTTCGAGCAACACTTTGGGATGCAATTACATTTGAGACATTCTCAAAAGGTGTTGATACTGAACCTTATAGTATTCGCATGGCAAAGTTAAGTAATGCTATTTCAGATTGTAAAGGTCAACACAGACAAGTTGCTCATTATATCGATCTTGTTTGGAATAAAGAAGTAAAAGATCTAGCAACTGCTCAGAAAATATTTGAGAAGTTTTTATCCGAAGGTCAAGAAGGTACAATTCTAAAATCCAAAGATGGTATTTGGGAAGACAAACGCTCTAAGACACAGATCAAATTTAAAGGCGAATTAGAATGCGATCTTAAGGTTGTAGATTGGGAAGAAGGCACAGGTAAGAATGTAGGTCGCTTAGGTGCTCTTGTTTGCGAATCTAGCGACGGTGTAATACGAGTAAATGTAGGCTCAGGTTATTCGGACGAACAAAGAGAAGAATATACCAAAAAAGTAATAGGAAAAATTGTAACAGTCAAATATAATGCTCGTATTAAAGATAAATCTGGAGTTGAGAGTTTATTTTTGCCCGTTTTTATAGAATTGCGCGAAGACAAAGATAACGCGGAATCTAGTAAATCTATTAAGTAATAATAAATAATCAAGAGTAGGAGCTCTTGATGAATGCAAAAATATATCGATTTCCTGAGAGTAGAGCATTATTCAAAGGATATAAAATACCTCTGTATAATGAGGATGAGATATATTTGACAGTTGTGGCATTAAATATTTTCGGCAATATTCCTGAAAAGGTTACTGAAAAAACATTAGAAGGGTATGACCCATTGACAGTTATAAAAGCGCTTGTCGAAGCAAAATCGTCAGGCGTTCTTTCTAGTAAGGCAAAACATACAATACAAGGTATACTAAAATCTATTGAAACCTTATGAATATATTTTATTTACATAATGATCCTACAGAATGTGCTAAACTTCATACCGACAAACATGTCGTTAAAATGATTTTAGAATATGCACAACTACTTTCTACTGCTCATCGTATTCTTGACGGACATGAAGTTATAGAGCGAACAGCTAACGGTAGAAGAATCAAACGATGGAAATTAGAATCAGATTTAGACAAGGTTCTATACAAATCTACACACTCTAATCACCCCTCTGCAGTATGGGTAAGACAAAATCAACAAAATTATATTTGGTTATCTCAACTACTGCATGCTGTATGTAAAGAGTATACTTATAGATATGGCAAAATACATAAGGTTGAGCGTGAAGGATTATTAGAAACATTATATGAATGGCCAATAAATATTCCGCAAGGAGAATTTACAGAACCTACTCCAGCAATGCCTAAGCATTTTATTGAGAAAAGCTCGATAAAATCTTATATAAATTATTATGTAGGTGCAAAACAGCATCTTGCGAATTGGAAAAAACGATCTATACCATCTTGGTATGAAATTAATTGAAAAGGAAAATTATGTCACAATCACATCGAGTACCCGTTG